ATATGCGGGATAGAAAGGTTTGGAGGTTTGGGATAGGAAGGTTTGGCCGCCAGAGGATTACGACGCCATCTATAAAATCGCTCAATCACCCACTATCCTCCACTTTCCTCCACTCTAACTCAATCTAAAAAATATCAGTAAGATTTATTTTGTCTATGCCAAACCCTACAAACCTTCAAATCAGCCTTTTAAGCCTTAAATCAGCGGGTATCAAACCATCGCCCTGGATCCATATTGTGCATATTCTCATTATCAAACCAGACAGTTGCACATACTGTCAAACCTTCATATCAAGCACATCCTGTGTCTGGGATATGGGAATATCTGGGATATCTGGAACATAGGGTTTGAAAGGTTTGTTATTACATTGGGGATATTACGACATTCTTTTTATACCCGCAGATTTAGGATACTAACCGCTATTGCCCATGTTGGGCAGATGAAGGTTTGATAGTTCTATTTTGCGCCGAACTTTATGCCAGTCAAAAATGGTGCTATTATAATTTTCTGCACCATCTAATCGTGGAGTCGCAGATATGTCGTGGAGAAAACAGCGACGTTAAATAACTGGAATACACCTGAGCATGTGGATAAAAGGCTCTTTTGCTATTTCAGCCAAAATATGGTAAGATTGAATGTTCCTATAAGAAAGAGTTGGTAAAAATGACAGAGTTTTTGTTAGCCTGTATATGCATTCAATTAGCAATAATAACCTTAATAATTAGCAAAGTAAAAAGATGAAATCAGATCTACAAACCATGATAGATGAGGCTATGGCTGAAACTCCTACAAACCTTACTTGGGATGAAGGGGATGTATGGAAGGGTTGGACCTATAGCCTTGAAAACAATCGTTATTACTTTGATGATATTGGGAATGAGTCACTCACTGCCTTTTGGGCAGATGAGTTCTTGAATCAGGCATATGATTAAAGTACTATGTTTTGACTGTGGGCTTTACTTTGAAGTTCTTAAAAATACTTCAAATCCTACAAAAAAATGTCCTGTGTGCTATCCTAAAAATATTAATCATTAGTTAAATATTAACTGTATACTAAATTTTGTTATTTTTATTTTGCGCTAATCTTTGGAGATGATACAATGATAGATATGTTTAGAAAAAAACCAGTACTTAAATATGAATCCGCCATAGAAGTATATCCTAATATAGTTACACCTGCTAAAAATCATGTCCCAGAATGGTATAAAAAAGAGCCAAAACTAAAAGATAATGAAACATTTGATAACCATGGAATTAAACACTGTGTTCCACTTTTAGATTCTTTTATTAGTGGATATATGATTGTTTTGCCAAATGATCTTTATGTTAAAAATAATAATGGAGAGCCATATATTTCTTGGAGGTACTCTGTTTTTCCACCACAAGCAAGAAAATCACCAAATAATTTAAATTTAATTCCAACTGGGCATAGTCCAACAGAGTTTGTCTGGCATGCTGCTGCTGCAACATCTGTACCAGTAGGATATAGCATGCTTTATACTCATCCACTAAATAGACATGATTTACCTTTTACAACATTAAGTGGTATTATTGACGGAGGATTCACTACAAGTGTTAGTGGAAATATTCCATTTTTTATTAAAAAAGATTTTGAAGGAATAATCAATCAAGGGACCCCAATAATTCAAATAATACCATATTGTCAAGAAAATTGGATATCTAAAGAAACAAAAGGTTTAGTTAAAGATGGTCTAAAAAATGATGAAAGGTCTGCATCAGTTGCATCTGGTTGGTATAAAAAAACCTTTTGGACACGTAAACAATATGATTAAAAATTATGTTTTATTTTAATATCAAAACTCTCTTCACATTTTTTACAGTATGAAGTAGGATCATTCTTGGTATGGTAAGTGGTAGAGACTAAAAATATCAAACCTTCTTTGTGCATATCTACATATTTGGGATTAGCATATCCATATAGTATTGGAATTAGTGGGTTATTACAGTGTGGACACATATTAAGGTACTGTTCTCATTATTTTATAAGAATAGGGATTTAAAGGATCGTAGTTATAGCCACCAGTACTTTTGTTATACCGTGCCACAATTGAGTTATACCTTTCAACCATATCAGTAATTACCGTATTAGCCCTATCAACATCACGTCCATGGGCATCTTGTTCTCTTATCAAATCAAGACGACTGCTTGCAATAATATCACTTGTATATCTTATACAATAGTTAGATTGATCTAATGTCATTTTACGAGAATGTTTTAAATCCCCGCCCAAAAATAACAAGGCGGTAGATAGTATTACGATTAGAAATGCTTGTACCCATAGTATACTTTTAAGTTTAAAACTCATATATAACAATTATACCCTATATTGACATATTGATCAAATTTTGATATACTAAATATATGTCGTCTAACAGGTTTGTTGTTTGTGAAATATGTAATGATGAAATACAGGTAAGATCGGCAATGGCTTATCAAACGATTTATAATCATCTGAAGAAACATAAATGAGAAAACAAAAACAATTTAAACAAATTAAAAAACCAATAGAATTAATTGTTTATACAAAATGTCCTGAAAAATGGATACTGATAGATAGAGAAACTGGACAAACTTATCAAGGAACGGTTAATGGATATTGGGATAGGCTTGATCCAGTTTTAAAAAAATAAATAGTTACTTTACAAAACAACAAAGATTTGATATACTTATAATATGAAAAAAATAATAACAATAGCAATAATTGTGGCATTACTAATTCCTATCTCTTCAGCACAGGCTACAACAAAATCTTTAAATACTAAAAATAATCAAAACTCTTGTAAGTTTATTAAAACAAAATATAAAACAGATGCTATCCTTAATTGGGCTAGTGGTAACATAACTGATCAAGATGTATTAAAAGAAATAGACTTAAACATTAAAATGTTGACTACAAAACAAAAAAATACAAGTGGTAAGATAAACATTAGTGTTAAAAATTGGCTTCTTGCTGAAAAAAATACAAAAACTGCTATTCTTGATAAAAATATTGAAGCAATTACTGCTGCAATGGATTTAAAAATCAAAGCAGTTACTAATTTTGATAAATTATGTAACTCTATAAAAAAATAAAAACACATGACAACTGATATAGAGATACAAAAAATTATTTGTAATAAACTTTTAGAATGCATGTCTAATAATTTAAAGATACATACGATAGATAAAGATAACTCTATGCTAGAATTAAACTATGTGACAATTAGTAAATTTATTCTTAATGGAATTAAGAATTCTGGATATAAAATAGTAAAGATAGAATAATAAAATGATTTTAAATATGATATCACATAAATATGTTTTGTGAATTTTGTGGTGGCAAATTGATCAACGGGAACTGTTTTAATTGTTATCGTAATTCTGCTGCTTTAAAAGAATTTGAGGAAGAAAATGAGTAACTGGACTGATGAACTTAATGATAAACAAAAAGAGGATGTTTGGAACTTTATTGTTTTTACTGTCAAAGAAATAAGAGAGCAAATAGCCAAAGACATTGAAGCAACCATTCCACTTTGGAAATCAAAAGGTTTTTTAAAATCTCGTAGAACACAAAAAGCCTTTGAAGCATCTGCTGCAATTGCTAGAGGACAAAATGAAATTTAAAAATAAAAACAAAATTACCTTTAGAGCACAAAGAGAACATGTTTGGGAAGTTCGTCAAAAACCATATCCAGCATCTAAAGAATTGCCAAATTGGTGGAAACAAATGCCACCCTATTCTAGCCATGACAATAAATTAACACTGAGTCCATATCCATCTGTTACTGTAAAAAAATGTGCTCCAACTCTTGATGCAATTACTGCTGGCTATATAGTTCCATTGTGGGCTGATGTAATGGTATCTCAAGAAAATGGTTTACCATTTATAAAATGGACAACACAAGAACAAGTATTTGACGTTTGGTCACCAGCACAAGTTTCAACTTATGAGATTTCAGATGGATTTTCTCCAACTATATTCAAATATTATCATGGATGGACAATAAAAACACCGCCTGGTTGGTCATGTTTAATTACACATCCAATTGCATATCCTAATTTACCAATTAGGGCAATATCTGGGATAGTTGATACAGATAATTTTGAAACTGATATAAATACTCCAATACTAATAAAAAATAATTTTGAAGGAATAATAAAAAAGGGCACTCCAATGTTTCAAATAATACCTATAAAAAGAGAAAATTGGGAATCAGATTTTGTATTAGAAAAGCCTAATCAATATTATTTTAATATGGAAAAATTAAAAACAACCATCATTAGTTCTTATTCAAGAACAATCAGGGTTCCTAAAAACTATAAATAATAATCTATGTTTATTTAGTGATATAATTATTATAAAAGAGGTGGTGGCATTTTGATAAAAATAACATTTCTTGGCAACTTTGAAGTGCCTTATAGCAGTGAGAATCATCATGCTAAGTCTTTGGAATCTCTTGGACATACCGTTGAAAAATTACAAGAAAAAAAAGCGGGCAGCACAGAAATACTAAACAAAGCATTAAAGTCTAATTTATTTATATGGGTACACACACATAGATGGCAGACTCCAGGATCTAGATCTATGACTGATGTGTTAAAGGAATTAAAGGCTGCTGGCATACCAACTATGACCTATCACTTAGATTTGTGGTTTGGAATTGAACGTGAAAAAGATTTAAAGAATGATGATTTTTATACAAATATTGGTCATTTTTTTGCTACAGATAAATTAATGTGTGATTGGTTTAATGAAAATACACAGGTCAAAGGACATTTTCTACCTGCTGGAGTATATGATAAAGAATGTTATATTCATGCAGATTATGACCCATATAACTTTGAAAATGACATTATATTTGTTGGTAGTAAGGGATATCATCCAGAACACAAATACCGTCCAGAGTTAATAGACTTTTTAAGAAAAACATATGGTAAAAGATTTTTACATGTTGGTGGAGATGGTGATACTGGAACTGTACGTGGAGATGCACTTAATCGTATTTATGCAAAAAGCAAAGTAGCAATAGGTGATAGTTTAAACATTAATTTTAATTATCCATACTATACTAGTGATAGGTTGTTTGAAAGCACTGGTCGTGGTGGATTTACTATTTACCCTCGCATTAAAGGTCTTGATGAATACTTTGAAGATGGTAAAGAAATTATATTTTATGAGCATGGAAATCTTCAAGATCTTAAACAAAAAATAGATTATTATATATTGGATGGATTAACTAGAGAAGAAATAAGGCTTGCTGGTCATCAAAAAACAAAAACAGAACATACTTATGTTCATAGATGGGCATCAATTATAAAGGAGTTAGGATTATGAATTTTATAGAAAGATCAGATATTAAATGGAAAACAGTTCCATACTTACGTCAAGGTGAAACATTTATTTATGACTATAACCTTCAATTAAATGAACCCCTTGCAAGTTGGGATGTTTGGGATTACTGGGAAAAAGAACGAATTCAAAGTATGAAAACTCATTTAAAAAAAGGTGATGTATTTTTTGATATTGGGACAGAGGCTGGATGGTGTAATTTAGTTTATGCTGACATTGTTGGACCAGAAAACATGGTACTAATTGAACCAACGCCTGAGTTTTGGGCAAACATTCATGCACTATGGTATAAAAACTATTCAGTAGATCCTTTAGCCTGTTACGCTGGACTGATGAGTGATAATACAACAGACATTCGTAAAGGTAGTAGCCTAAATGCTTGGGGAGAAAAATATCTTGGACCAATTATTGATAGAAATAAATATGTATATATTCATGATAACACAGAAAATATACCAATGATTAAACTAGATGACTATGTTACAGAGATTGGCATTACTCCAAATGTGTTAAATATAGATGTAGAAGGTGCCGAACTTCTTGTGTTTAAGGGTGCGGAAAAAACATTACGAGACAATAATTTAAAGATATTTGTATCAATTCATGATGATTTAGGTATTCGTGACTATGACACAACTCCAGAAGATACTATTTCATACTTAGAATCTTTTGGCTATGTTGGAGAATTTTTAGCAAAAAACCATGAAGCACATTGGTATTTTGAGAAAAGACAATAAAATGAAAAATATATCAATTACAGGTGCAACAGGCTTATTAGGATCGCATCTCTCAAATCACTACTTATCTATGGGATGGAATGTTTTTGTTTTATTAAAAGATGAACATAGTAAAACACAACTATCTAATAATGTTAATAAGGTTTATGGAAGTATTAATAATAAATTTGATATTGATTTTTTTATAGAAAAGTCAAGGCCAGACTATTTTATACATCTTGCAGCACAAACTCAGGCATATGACTCAATTAAATATCCATATAACACTTTTTATACTAACTCAGTTGGGACTTTAAACGTTCTTGAATCTTTAAGAGAATACAAAAATTGTAAATCAGCCATTGTTGCCTCTAGTGATAAGGCATATGGAGAACTAACAAAAGATGAATATTTTGAAGATCATGTTCTTAATGGAATATACCCATATGACGCATCTAAGTCTATTACAGATATAATATGTAACTCATATAGAAATACATACAATATGCCTATTGTAACTACCCGTGCCTGTAATATTTATGGAACTGGTGATGGCAATGCTCAAAGATTAATTCCTGGAATTGTAAAAGCATACAAAGATGATGCATTATTTACAATAAGAAATGGTGGAAAAGATATAAGAGAGTATATTAACGTCAAAGATGTTGTTTTAGCATATGACAATATATTAACATACTCAGAAACAGTTAATAATATTCCATCATTTAATATATCATCTGGAGAAAGATATTCTACTCTTGAAGTATTTAATATTGTTAAAAATGTTATTGGTAAAGAAATTAAATATGAAATAGTTGAAAGTGATGGATTTGAAATTAAAAAACAGTTTATGAACTCATCTCTATTACAAGAAAAAACGGGATGGAAGCCACAGCATACTATGAAAGATAGTATGAAAGAAATAGTAAATTTTTATATGGATAAATAAATGGTTAGTGCATATCTTTATTCAGTAAAAGAAGAAGACTCTGCTAGTCATAAATGGGATTACGGATTAATAAAAGAATTTTTTGAAAAATATGAAATTGAACCAATTAATGTTACATCATTATCAAATGAAGAAAGAGCATTTGTAGTTATTCCTGGACCACAAAATATTAATCATGAAGAATTAATATCAAATGAATTAAATAAAATAAAAAGAGTTGTTTTGTTTATTACGGGCGATGAAAGTGGATCTTTTGATGTAGATAAAATTAAACATAATAATATTGAAATATGGGTAGCATGTCCACATGATAAACATAAAAAATATAATAGGTTAGCACTTGGCGTTCCACAACATCTAGAAAAAAATTTACCAGAATACCAAGATAAGTCATATGATGTATTTTTTGCTGGACAAATAACTCATCAAAGAAGAAAAGAATTAGCAAAAATAATGCCATCAATACCAAACTCTATATATGAACCAACAACTGGTTTTGCACAAGGATTTAAGCCTAAAGTATACTATGACAAAATGTTTATTAGTAAAATTGTTCCATGTCCAAGTGGGGCAGAGGTGATAGATTCTTTTAGGTTCTATGAGGCTATAGAAATGTTATGTTTACCAATAGGTGATAAATTAAATTCAAAAATGCAAGAAACAAATTTTTTTACTTTAGTTTTTGGCACAGACTTTCCAGTAGAAATTACAGGTAATTGGAATGATTTAACAAAAATAATTCCTCGTTTGCTTGAAAATTATCCAGCAAATATGCATCAGGTTGTTTGTTGGTGGATAAAATATAAAAGAGATCTTGGCATTAAATTAATGAGACAAGTAAATGCATAAAAGAGATATAACTATAATTCTTGCAACATCTATAATTCCAGATCATCCTAATACTGCGATGATAGAGCAAACTATTAATGATTTAAGAGTTCATTTTCCAAAAAATGAAATAATAATGCAAATAGATGGACTAAGAGATGAACAAATTGATCGCAAAAAAGATTATGATGAATATAAAAACCGTATATTATGGAAATGTTTGCATCAATATAAAAACATATTGCCAATAATTTTTAATCAACATAGTCATCAGACTACGATGATGAAAAAAACTATCAAACTTATAGATACTGCAGTAATGCTTTATGTTGAGGGTGATGCTCCACTAACTCCAGATTATGAAATTGATTGGCAAAAATGTTTAGATATGTTAGAACTTGGCCACGCTAATACTATTCGCTTTCATCATGAAGCACAAATTCCAGAACCGCATAGACATCTTATGTTTGGACTAGAAAATGGATTTATGAAAACAGCACAATGGAGTCAAAGACCACACTTAAGCACTGTAAAATATTATAAAGATATAGTTTTGCCATTTTCTAATGAAAAAACTTTTATTGAAGATAGATTTCATGGTAAAATTCAAGACGATGTTTTACCAGATAACTGTTTTAGCCAAGAAGGATGGGACATACACAAACTTTGGATTTATCACCCAGAGGGGCAAATTAAACGCTCTTATCATTTAGATGGTCGTCAAGGCACTAGAAAATTTACAAGCGATGATGAAGCATGGGGATATAAAGAATGAGACTTGGAATTATAGCAAGATCTGATAATACTGGTCTTGGTAATCAAACCAAAGAATTAGTTAATATGCTTAATCCTGATAAAATTCTTTTAATTGACTCTACACCATTTAATAAAAATAAACAACATCCAGAGTGGTATGAAGAGTATAGTTGTATTAGAAGCAATGGTTTTCCATCTGTTCAACAAGTTAAAATGTTTTTGGGTGATGTAGATGTTGTGTTAAGTTGTGAAACATTTTATGATCAAAATTTTATAAGGTTTGCAAATAAAAGAAATGTAAAAACTATACTTCAATATAACTATGAATTGTTTGGTCATTTAGCAAACCCCAATCAACCATTACCAACAGTACTTTTATCTCCAAGTGTATGGCAAATTGAACACATAAAAAAAATGTTTGGTAGCCAAACAAAAGTTATTCATCTTCCACCACCAACAAATGAAGAACTATTTAGCAAGGTAAAAGAAAATAACTTATCTAAATCACATAATAGAGTGTTGCATATTGCTGGTAAAAAAGCAGCAAAAGATAGGAATGGTACTGAGACTGTTATTGATATGCTTAAGCACTCAAAGGCAAACTATGAGTTAGTAATTAGAAGTCAAAGCGAAATAGAAACAAATATTAAAGATTCAAGACTTAAAATTGAAATTGGGAATCTAGATAATAGAGAAGATATGTATGATGGATTTGATGCTATGGTACTTCCTAGACGTTATGCGGGTCTTTGTTTACCTATGAATGAGGCTCTTATGAGTGCCCTGCCAGTTTTCATGACTGATATATCTCCAAATAATTCTATTTTACCTACAGAATGGTTAGTCAAAAGTGATTCAATAGGAACAATAAAAACTAAGGTTAGACTTGAATTATTTGAGGCAGATCCAAGGGTTTTAGCAAAAAAAATTGATGACTATATTATTATTAAAGATAAAACATTATATAAAGAACAAGCATATAATCTTGGGATTAATAATTTTTCTCCCAATATTTTAAAAGATAAATACTTGGAACTTATTTTTCAAATTTAGTTTTTTGTTTAAACTGAATTTTAAGTATATTATTCCAAATCATATCAAAAGAACTATCTGCGCTAGATAAATATGTGTGATTGTTTATGTCTAAATTATAAGATTTAAAAACTAATGGACCTCTAGTATAAACTTTAACATCTTGCATCTCCAATCCACCTACCTTAAATATATTGCCATATATAGATCTCCACAAAAACTGGTCATTTTTATCTAATACTTCTTGCAATTTTTGTTTTTCCATAACCATAGGTACATGTAGTTCATAGTCCAATGGATCGTCAATTCCAATAGCCCTTAATCTTTTATATGTAGCATTAAGTTTTCTAGTATAATTAGAATTACCATTTAATTTTTGATATAAATTTATTTTGTTTAATAAATATCCACCATGAAAAATTTCTATATTATTTATTTTTTTAATAATATAAAAGTCATCATTCATTAAAATAAATTTATCAGATATTTGTGGTGAAGAACAAACCATTTTTAAATTTTCTACAGCATTTTTATACTTGGTGTGTATCTGATGAACTTCAATATAGTTTCCTATGTACCAATCAGGTTTACCACCAACAACCCATATATTTGAGTCTGAAAAACTTTCAACTACAGATCTAATAGAATATTTTAGTTCTTCGTTAACGCCTTCTTTACAAATATATACAAAGTCCATAGTTACCCCGTTATAAAAAATAAAGAGGGCAAGTTTTTAAGTTTGCCCCCTTTATTAAAACAAACTACTTTTTCTTAGCAGCCTTTTTTGCTGGAGCCTTCTTAGCAGGTACAATCTTGCTAAGTGCATCTGAAACAGCACCTGTATCTGGTAATACGCCAAACGCTTTATCGTTAGGATTGAGTGCTCTCAATGCAACGGGTGCTAAAGCAGCAATTAATGCAGCCCATAGATCTTTTGGATCTGTTACACCAGCCATATATAATGCAATTACTGCACCAAGAACAGATCGTCCATATGATGCTAGCATTGCCTTTGTCTTATCATTTAGTAAGTTATTCATTATTCCTCCTAGGATATAATTCGTGTTAGTGTTGTGAAACCAATCCATAAACCAATAATTCCTGCGACTCCCGCAAAAACTGGTGGTGCTGGTACTGGCAATTTGAATGCTGCGAACACGACACCGCACCCAAAACCTGTTATTAATGACATTATAATATTTTTCATTTTTATAAATATTCCTTTTTTTGCCAAATTATTTTTTTATATCCATTTAAAAGAAATCTTTTTATTTTATATGCGTTTTTTCTAATATTCTCATCATTAAATTTTTCTTTAAAATATTTCCATTTATCTCTTTTTATAAAAACAAATTGATAAATTGGTGTTCCTGCGGGTATTATTCCAGAAAAACCACTTTTTAATAAAAATGGAACTGGTCCACCAATAGACCATTTATCTGTATCTATTATTCCAGTTAAAGTGTGAAATGGTAAATCTAACCTGTTATTTGGATGAAAATATATTGTGCTATATCCTTTAGGGGTCTTTGGTTCCCAAACAGAGTTCCAATGAAATTCTGAATTACTGTATCCATCAAATTTTGGAAAAATATTTTTTTCTCCTAATTCTTCACCTCTACTTGATACAGGTCTAAATTCTCCAGACCATTTATAACTATACAGATCTCTACCAGTGTCTGGATCAATGCCAACAAAAATAAACTCAATATCTGCTGGTAATTCTTGAGTATATCCAGTAGTAAAAGAGTCTAAAAATGGAATACACATTTTTGCACTGGGAATTTTTCTTCCATCCAATGTTTCTGTTTCATTTTTCATGTCTTTATACCATTTTGGAATATAATATTTTGATGGTTGGGGGTGTTTATCTAAAATTTCTGCTTGTTTTGTTGTAGGAATAAAATAAACTTTTTTATTATTTTTCATTTATTTATATTTTTTTCTGGTAAAAGCGTTAAAAGTTTGTCAGAATAGTCATGCAAACCTTTTACCTTTAATTCATCTGAAATTTCTTTAATAGTTTGCTGTGATTTTTCAATATATTCAAATGCCCAATCTCTAGAATCAGATAAAAATTTTATAAAGTTTTCTCTATGTAATGTATCTTCAGAAATATTAATTTCGTTATTGGTTTGAAAGTTTAATTTTTCAAGTGCTTTGTTTTTTATAAAAAGTTCAGCCAACAATAGGTTAGATTTTTTTAATTTATTAGATGTTACCCAATACGATAGCCCAAAGGAAAAAGAAAGAGTAGCAAAAAATACCAAAAACATCATTTCCATAATACCTATTGTACTCCATTCCGAATAGCATGGGTTGTCCAATAATATAAACACTTATCACAACATGGTTTATTATTTTTATTTTTAGTATCTTGATAAAACTCAGCATAATATATTGGGTCTTTACGATAAAGATTAGCCCTGTGAGTAATATTGACACGTTTTATATGAGATACCTGACTCCAGACTGGCTTATCAGTACCCCATAAATGCCCAGAAACGGCTTCTAAAGCGTCTAAATTGGTCTCATTGCCATCTGTTCTAATACCCCTAAGCCTAGCCTCTTTAATCATGGTATTGACGTATATACGCAATGATTTTTCAGAATTTTTCCACATCAAAACCGCTGGATGGTTGCGCCAAGCACCTGAAGAGGATTGACCAGATAAAACCTTTAGTATTTGATATGACTCTAATATCTGTTTATTTAATCTTTTATTATCTAGTATTTCCGCACACTGATCATAATCTTTATATGGCAAAAAGGTTTGCATTAGTTTTTTTCTATATCAAAAAAATCTAAATCAGATATTTTTTTTAAATTAAACTTTATCCAAAGTGTTGTAGCAGTTAAAATAGATATTGCTATTAAAATTAATATTTTTGTCTTTTTTTTCATATTGATATCATTGCTCCACATCTTGTACAAGCGTTATATTTTTTCCCTGTAAATGGACATGCGCCAGCAATAACTAATGTATGATTTTTAATTTTACAAGTAAAAATTTTAAATAATTGTTTAATCACTTAACTGCCTCTCTAGTTACTAAAACTATAGCACCACATTCTTCTAAAACTTTTTTTAGTTTTACAACATATTGTAGTGCTGATATTTTATCATCATGGACCATGTGCAAAAACTTTCTTTCATCTAATTTTACTGTAAGAAAATGCTCATTGTCAATAATTTCTACCCCAAATCCTTTAGGTGGTGTAATTGAATGCACGGCCATACGCATAGTATCTGTATACACTTTATTCCATTGTTAGGGCTTGCCAAATAGTTGACCAGTCTTGTTTGGTTTTATGTTTATTAAATTCTTTTGAAACTTCTCCGCCTTCTAAATAGACTCCACCCCAAACACCCCACTCTTTACCAGAAATACCATTAGCAAAACATATTTTTCTAACTGGGCATTGTTTGCAAAGTTCGTCAATATCTCTTCTAGATACTTCGTGATCTTCGTATTTATCAAAAAATGCGTTATTGTCTGTTTCCAAACATAAAGCCTCGTCTTTCCATAAATGCTGTTTCAAAATTAGTCCTTATACTTATTTGGTATGTCCCAACCATTACGACCAGGTTTATAAACTCTATGTAAATACCATTTATCTTTTACTCTAATTCCTAAAGGAGAAGTTTTTGCTATATCAGATTCTTTTAAATCAACAACATCCCAACCATACCAAAATAAATTTTTATTTTTGTTTACAATTTTTTCCATTGTATTTAAACTTTTAATTATCATTTTTTTCTCCTAATATTTAAAAAGACCAACGTCAATATTATTTGCTTCTGCAGTTAAAACCAATTTTGATTTTGGTTCTTTTGGATTACTTAAAAAAGCAAAATAATTAATTTGATTTATATGTTCACTTAACCATGCAGGTGCTACATTATAAAATTTAATTTTTTTGCCTCTTGCTTTCATTCCACGCTCTGATAAATTAGAAAACTCTGAAACAAAATTATTTATTTTTAATGGACCAGCGGAGTAGATAATAAATTCACTATCTTCATCTTTCATACCTGACAAGGCAACACTCATGGCACGTAAAAATATATTATATTGATTAAACTCTTTTGTTCCCTGCACTGCCACTATCATTTGGTCCTACCCCTTGTTTTAAGTCATCAAGTATTGATAACATCTTATCTAATTCTTTTTTAGACATATTTTCAACATTTAATGGTTTTGCTGTATTTTCATTTACCCTGCCATTAATAGCATCAGCAGTATAAAAAACATTATCCAATATCCAATATGCCTTATTTTTTTCTATTACTACCCTTAACATGTTTTTTTGAATATGTTTTTGAGATTGAGTAATAGATCTAGGTTTATCAAATTTTTGTTTTGGAATAACGTTTTTAATTATTTCGTGCATATCGCTCTGTCTATATTTAATTTTTTTTAAAAATGTTATTCTTTTTTTATTTGATACTTTAATTATAGACCAAAAAATTACTAATGTCAAGCCTATAATTAATAAATATTCCATTTTTATTTAGATTTTTTTGTTGGCTCTTTTGTTAAACTTAAAATCATGGAATTAAGTTTATTAATTTCAATTTGAAATTTTAATAATTCTAATTCTGTGTCGGATAGTTTTTGCTTATAAAACCCAACTAACTGAATTAATTCATTTTTTTCTAAATTATCCATATTCCCCCCCTATTTTCTTAAATCAAAAGCAGTTCCCTGCCATACTTTTTCCACTTTTTTCTTTTCTCTTTCTACAATTGCACGGCTCCATGCAAACCCTGCATCCCCACCCCAAGCATCCCACATAATTCTTCCATTAGATGGGAATTCTGGGCCATCATAAAACCCTTTGCCTTTTTTATCTACTTCATGACGAGAGAAAAAAGAATACATTCTTTTAACAGTACTAAGAGACATAACGGATCCATTTACAATGTCAGTTGCACGACCCCAACCTACTGGAGTTCCTGCTCCTTTAGCCTTTCCATCTGCTTTCCACTTTAGAGCACGACGTGCAGCAGCCTTCATGCCAGCATTAGGTGTGTATGTATCAGCCATTTTTCTTTATTCTTTTTGTTTCATAGGATCTACCCCAAAAAAATGATCCAATCATTAACAAACCTATTGCTAATGAGTGCAAGAAATAAAATGTACTCATTTTTTACCCCCCCTTTTTTCTTGTTTTGCAATGCGTTTTTCTTTAAGAGTCATTTTTGGCTCTTTCTTTTTATTGGCATTACTCTTTTGTTCTTTATTTGCCATTGGCTACCCCTGCCTTTATTTTTGGATATGGACCAAGATCTGCTTTAATGCTACCGTCTTTTCTAAGACGAACTATTCTTCCATTTTTAATTTGTAATGGATTAAAGCCATGATCTTTAAAATAAGATCCTGAAGATCTTTTAGACATTATTTTGTAAACGGATTAAGATCAAACAAAGATCCGCCCCAACCAGTCATGCCTTTACGAGCCATGCTATTCCAATCTTCTGGTAACATGTCAACTGCATTAAGTTCTTTTGCACGACGAATAATGTGTGCTTTTGCTTTTTCATAATCTTTTGCACGACCTACAGAACGAATTGCATTCATAAGATCTGCACGATTGGCAATTGGAAATGATCCGTCAGGCATTGCATTCCCTGATTCTGACATTCTTTCACGAGATGCTGTAGAGTATTCACGTTTTTCTGATTTATATGTTCCACCACGACGTTTATATTCTGCTACAACCCATGCATTTGCTACTGCTGATGGATAAACATCAAATTTATCTTTTGCTTCACTAATAATTCTTGCATAAAGTTTACCATTTGATGGCTCACCCTTACGTGGCTTAATTATATCTTGATAATTTGGCTTATCTGCTTTACCAACTTGAACATCGTACATATTTTGCATATCAGATTGTTGTGGTGTTGATGGAATACCGCTTCCACTTGAACCCATTTCTACAATTAAATCAACTGAAACAGATAAAGATTCAATCTTTACTACTTCAGACATTCTATGATAACAAACATATTCTGTTTCTTCCCAAGAACCATCTTCTTCTTCATATTCTCTAACAATTACTGGTTTGTCATCTTCTGCATATTCAAGTGAATACTCAGATCCTTGAAGACCTAATAATCCTGGATTTGTCATTATATATTCAACACGACCAACTTTAATTTCATCCTCTTCACCCATATACATAACAAAGTCACCTTCAACTACCATTGACTTTTCTACTGATGAAATAAATTTACGTGCTACGCTTGCCCAAATTGCACGAGCCTGTGCTTGTGCCTTAGCCTTTGTTGGATGACATCCATGAACTGTACCATCAGCACTTACTGTTGGAAATCCACTACATCCATAAGACCCCTTCTTGCCTGCACGATATCCACCTGCTGGTTTTTTACTTCCGCCTACTGGCATAGAAAACCTCCTAAGTTTATATATAGATTATATCAGACTTTAGTTGTTGGGGTGTTTTCCAGAAAGCCTTTTAAGTTCTTCAATAGACCATTTTTCACGCTTACTTAACTTAGATATTTCTTCCTCATCAAATGATTTTAGGGTAAGTGTAACTATTGGATCTTTTGATAATAAATCTATGTCTACATACCCTCTTTCCCATAAAGAAAGTATTTCAGAATTTACAGCATTCATATGATCATGATATAGTTCTGGCATCAAGTCTTTAATTTTAGGAGTAAAAGAATATAATAATGATCCATCTTCAGAGTCAATACCAGCAACTTCTATTCCGCCATCAAGAATTAACCGTTCAATCATTTCATTTTCATCAGAAGTCATATTATTCCTATCTGGATTAAATATTCTCTTGAATAATTTTTTCATAATTAATAAAATTTTCCAACTGCTCTCTTGTTTGTGCCCCAGTTATACGTTTAATTTCTTTTTTATTGTTGAACAATATAAAGGTCGGTACCGACTTTATCTCAAATTTTTTAACTAGTAGTTGTTCATAATCAGCATCAATTATTTGAAACTGATAACCTTCTTTTTTTAATTCTTCAACAATTGGTCTTGTTTTTTTGCAAGGACCACACCATTCTGCTGTAAAATAAAAAACTGTTTTCATTTTCCAGACTTTAGTCTAGCCTTTTTTAATACTTCAAAATCTTTTATTTTAGTTTCACCAAGGTATCCCCAAGCATACCCGTCATTAATCATTTTATTATTAATAGATTCAGAATCTCCATTAATATACACCCAACCAAGAATACGACCATACTTTTCAGATGAATCCATTTTTTCTGTACGAATAACAACTGATTTAGCATCTTTTAATTGTTTCTTTAAATATTCCTTAGCCTCAATGCCAAGAGCCTTTTCAGCCTTATCTGCTGTACGACTTTCTGGTGTATCAATGCCAGCCAAACGAACACGGGATGAAAATAAAATATCAAACCCTAAATCAATAATTACATCAATGGTATCTCCGTCAACAACATTTTTTACTTCTTTAACAAAATACTCATACATTATATTGCCCCAATCGCTCTATTTTCAACTAACTTTTCACGCTCATCAATAACTTCTAACATAAAAGACATCATTTTTGCGTATGACTCAGGATTGTTCATTATCTTATCATAGTGATGACTACAAAACATTAACTCGCCAGAAGCCCCTTTAACCTTAACAAGTGCTTGTGCTTGGCATTTATCACAACGATCTTTTATATTTAATATATATTTTTTTGAAACTACACTTGGATGTTCTTTAACAATGCTATTCATAGTATTATTATACATCTACTTTCTATTGTCAGTTGAATAAAATCCACTACCATTGAAAATTGCAGTAGGAGCACTCCAAAGTCTTTGCATAGATTGATTACAACATATTGGGTATTTTTCTTCATCAAATTTTTTTTCAAACTCAATTTGTGAAGAACAAATAGAACACTTGTAATCATACCTTGGCATTAATTCTCCTATAGTTATATATAAGTATATCAAATAATAGGCAGTTTTACAACATGCCCAGGTTATTGTTTTACTTGATTTTAATTACTTTAGGCTTCTTGTCTTCAGGAACAACACGAACAATATTAACTGTAAGCATGCCATCCTTAAGTTCAGCACTAGATACTTCCATGTATTCACCAAGAGCAAATGTGCGAGTAAATTTACGAGCAGCAATTCCCTTATGAACAACTTCAGCATCTGTTACTTCTGCTATTTCACCTTTAATTATTAATGTTCCATTATCTACTGAAACATCAATATCTGTTTTTGAAAATCCAGCAACAGCCAAAGATAGTTTATATGTATCTTCGTCTAGTTTTAAAATATCGTATGGCGGATATGCCTGACGAGTTGCTAGATTATGTACTGTACTTAAACGGTCCAATTCACGATTGAAACCAATAAAAAATGGATCCTTAAAAAGATCCAATGTAAACGAACTTACCATTTTTTCTCCTTTTCAGCGAGTTAGTTTTATGTATCCCCCGTAGGCAGATACAATCCTATTATACCAAATTTTTAGTACCCCCAAGGGGAATTGAACCCCTGTTACCACCGTGAAAGGGTGATGTCCTAACCACTAGACGATGAGGGCTAAGAGCGGATAGCGGGAATCGGACCCGCACATTAACCTTGGCAAGGTTACGCACTACCACTATGCAATATCCGCAACTTAATTAATTACTTTTTTATCCAACCATCTAAAAGTATTAACAATCTATTGATTCTTGATTGTAACAAATTTAAATTTCTTTGTGTAAGTATAGAAGATACTTCTTCCGCAGTTTTTCTTTCGTGAAGTGTTGTTGATTCTGTTATTGTGGAAGTAGAAGTTATTTCAGATGCACTAATAGTTGCACTAACATTATTGTCAAGTGGCAAAGTAGTAAACTCAATTTTATCCAAAGTTTTCCCAATTGTATTTTCATAAGTAAAAATATTTTTGTTTCCTTCAGATATAGAAACGGAAACGGTGCTTGTTTCAATTTTTTGTGAATCTACAACTACATCAACTTTATTAACAACAATTTGATTATTTATTGTAAAAGTGCCGTTTGAGTAGACAACTTCTTTACCACTACCTGGAGGATTATAATGTCCACCTTGATTTTTTCCTTCAGCATTTGCTGATACTTGTGGAACTACTTTATTGCCATTTGGAAGAATTCCTCCACCACAAAATGATGGCTGACATACAATAGTGTTTATTACAACTCCAGAATCATCTAAAACTGCATAAGTATGGCATGGATCTAAAGTAGAACATTCTCCCGCATTTGCTGATTCTGAAACCGTAATAAATACAAATGATGATACAATTACACTAAAAATTGTACCAATAATTTTATTTTTTATTTTCATTTTACCCCTTTTATTAGTTGTTGTTTATTTTAATTACTACTTGACAAGGGTCTCCGCCCTCTTCCCACTCTTGTGCTTCTTTATCACTCATGTAAGGATCTCCTTCATGAGTATTACAGAACGGTTCTGTTACCCATCCCCGCTCAATTCCATTTTCTAGCCAAATTTCAAATTCATTAATGTCAGACTCATCTTCTCTAATTTTTTTCATAATGTCATCAAAGTTTGTCATATAAAAAGTATAACACCTTTAAATAAAAAAGTCAATTTTTATTTTTAGGAAGTTGATGATCTTTAAATTTATTTCCCCTAATATCTTTTCCAGTATAATACAATCTATCTGGTTTTGCTTTATTTTGGTCTATTGAGTATGCCCTAAAGGCAGCATGTTCATTAGTTACACTTATTTCTTCTTCTACTATGTTTTTATCAAAAATATCATATGCACTTTTTAATTCAAAAGAATCACAAAAATATCTAGGTATTGGTAATAATCCTATCAATGGCGTGTTTGCTTCAATAATTATTTCTGAATTTGGTAAATTTATTTTTATATTTAATGTAAAACTAAATCTAATATTATCTGATTCTACTACACCAGTCATTGGGCTTAATCCAGTAAGTGGAAAATTTGGAGGAGCAATTGTCATTAAATTTATTCCAGGTGGTGTTTTTAGTGTTAATGGATAATGTATTGTTAAAATACCATTACCAAACTCTGAATTTGGATAAATAAAATTTATATTTTTATATTTTTCAAAATCTTCAAAATATTTTATAAAAACATCATTTGGATGATTTCCACCATTCCATATGACACTAAAAGTATATGGTAAACTAAAAACGAAACCTTGCATATTTCCAATTGCTAAAGGCAAACATTTATAAAAGTGAGGAGTAAACCAATCTCTTTTATGATCTTTGTTTAAAGGATTTAAAAATAAATTTATATTTTTTAAATTAAAAGGAATTGCTCCATTATTTGGAATTACTGGAAAACATACAATAGTTTTATCTGGAACAATTAAATTATTCTCTTGGTTAATTATCATATAAAATAATCTTTTTTAAATATTTACTACGTCAACTGGACCCATACAGGTTGGGCTAAACTTTATTGCTGCGTTTACCGCTCCCACAACACGATTACGAGGATTTTTAGATTTTTCTGTAGCAGATAAGTATCCATAAGCATATTCTGCTCCTGAACCCATTGCTAAATAATCTAAATTATATTTTGACAAAGACATATCAATAGCGTTGTGTTCATATATTTGACCTTTAATACAAATAATAAGACCTAAATCACCTTCTTTAGTGGTATCTACCCACCAATCTTCATAAAAATTTCTAAGTTGTTTAATAAATTTAGTTTGCATAAATTTATCTAAATCTTTTATATCTGGCACATATGGATTAAAATTATATCTAATACGTTCTCCATCTAATGCTCCTGCGTATCCAAGCAAATATGGACCAAGTTTCCAAACCTTTGGAGATGTTAATGGAAGAATTGTATTATCATCTGAGGCACCACGGTCACCAGCCATGTATATTTTATTAGTTGCTTGATCACGAACAACAGCAAGTACGGTCATATTTTTTTCTTTGGCAATTGATGATTTTTAAATTTATTGTTCATAATATCTATACCTTTATAATATCTTCCATCTGGTTTTTCATTAAATTTATTTTGTTTTTCCCTAGATAAATTTTGTTTTTGTGAAATTTGCCTTTCTTTTTCTATATCGTCTTTATTTAAAATGTCATATGCATTTATAAGTTCAAATGAATCACAATAATATCTTGGTATTGGAATTATTCCCATTAATGGATAATTTTTTTCTACTTTTATTAAAGTATTTGAAAAATCTATTTTAAAATTTAATGTAAAGGTAAACGATAAGTTATCTGTTTCTATTACCCCACTCATTGGGCTAATTGCAGGCAGTGGGTAGTTTGGTGGAGCAATTGTCATTAAATTTACGTTAGGGGGGGTTTTTAACATTATGGGAAGAGTAAATGTAAATATACCATGTCCAAAATGTGATGAAATATTTACATGATTCATTTTTTCAAAATTTAATATTTCAGAATCATTATAAACGTTTATAGATAAATCTTCTGGACTGCTGTTTCCATTCCAAAATAATTCAAAACTAAACGGAGAACTAAAAACCAAACCTTGCATATTTGCTATAGAAAGTGGCAAACATTTATAAAAATGTGGTGTAAACCAATCTCTTTTATGATCTTTGTTTAAAGGATTTAAAAATTTAGATATGTCCATATCAAATGGTAAATCTGCTTTATGTTTAATTACAGGAATATAGGCAATAGTTTTTTCTGGAACTACTAACAAAATGTGCCCCCTTTTATACTCTTTAAGTATAGCAAATGATTATTGCTTAGTCAAACACCTTTATTTAATGTTTTGACCACATTCTGAGCATGTTTTAGGCTTGGCAGCAGCCTTTTTAGCAGTACCCGTAGGGGCAGAGCCAAACTTAGGTCTACCAAACCCTACAATTGAAACCATAATTCCTTTTTTATTTTTCTTAAAAGCACGAAGTTTTTTACAAACCTCTCCACCATTTCTTTGGCTACCTTTAGGATCTCCAGAAGTATTGCCCTCAATACACCAAACTGTTCCATCTCCATTGTCTACTGCTACTATACCTACGTGGCTAATTCTATCTACCCCGTCAGATGGAAAATCAAAATATGCAATATCGCCTGGTTCTGGATCTGCTAAATCACCGTCAATCCATGAATTTGCTTTTTTAAATGCTTGTGCACCACCAGGAGTGTAAACGGTATTTGGAATTTTTACTCCAGCCTCATTAGCACACCAATTAACAAATGATCCACACCAAGGTTGAAAATCTGCTTTTGTAAACTTACCATATTTGGTTTCGTTATCTTTAGGACCTTCTACAGTTCCTATTTCTTCTGTAGCAACTTCAACTAATCTTGCTGCTGTACCTTGCTCTGCCATTATTTATTCCAATCAGTATCAACTGGTTGTTCTTCTGGCATTGCACCATCTGGCTTTGAAAGTCTACGTGCTTTAGCCTCATCAATTTCTGCTTCTAATTTTTTATCTGCCATTGTATTTTTAGCATCAACCTCTTTGTTTGCAATCTGTGCTGCCATTACATCTTTAGCACCAGATGAGCCAATAAGAAGACCAGCAAGTGTTCCTGTAATAAATGTTGCTACGCTACCAAGAACATTAAAAAACATTTTATCATTTTCTGATTGTCCTGTAATTGGTTGTGTAACAAATATTAAAGCATACATAATGCCTACTGCTGTAATAAATAAAATTGATCCTAAAGTAATTCCTAGAATGAATTTAAGTCTTGCATCTAACTCTTGAGGAGTTAGTCTTTGTTTAGCCATTTTGTGTTCCCTCCACCTTTTCGTGATCTGATAAATCTTCTGGACATGCCCCGTTAGCGGTACAAATTGGTGGTTTGCATTCTGCTGCTTCCCAGTTTGCTGGATTTTGGCATGGATATCTATAATGACCATCATATCCACAACCAGATAATCCTAATGCTAGGATAATTGATAATAGGAGTATGCGTGTTTTTGTCATACTCCCATTATATCAAACTTATTAGTCTTCTTTACGAATACCTATGGTTGCAAACCATATGGCTACTGATGCTAGGGTTACATACCCAACCACCGTCTTTGCGCTACCCTCTAAAACCACCCATGCTACAAAGAAGCCAAGAAATGTAAAGTTTTCGTTGAGGATTGCCATACCCCACTCTTTTAACTTTTTCATTTTT